CCACGTCGGGGACCATATTGGTCAACTCGAAAGCGTCCGTAGGCGGCATATTCCCGATGTTATCTCGGGTGTTCCAGCCTCCTATGGGTGGCGGTACTGATTGCTTGATGTTCTTTCTAACTCTGGCCTGATTGAGCTGACCCGCCCTCTGACGGGCTAGCTGTACTGCTTGAGGATTAACCATTCAATACTTTCTGCGTTTTGAAACCTGCAGCTCCCGCGTGGCCTCCCCCACCATATTGAGTGGCCACTTCAGATACATTCACGCCATTTTTTCTAGAACGTAAACTATACGTAACACCATGCGCATGTATCCAATAACATGCCGCAAACGGCTCTTCCTCGGCTAGCTCACCAGCTACATCACTGGCAAAATTAAAAGGTGAATTTGCAACAGGAACATCGTATCCTCCGATAACAGCCCGCGTAGAATTCCTTTTGATAGCTTCAACAATAGTTCGATAGTAACGATGAATGGCCTTACCTTCTTCTGCTAAAGAAACAGGCCCTCGCTGCATCAATTCGTCCCATACCTCAAATTCTTGCGGATATGATCTCAGGGCCATAATGACTTGATCAGAATTCGTCAACTTCTTATGCCACAGATCACGGTCCTGAATATATTCGATCATCTCAGGACATGGGCTATGCGGGAAAAAATAGTCCCACGCCATCATGGCCCCAGATCTTTCCATATCAAAAAAGATATTACCCTCAAGACCAGCCAGTTCTTTCTCGGCTGACTCGTGATGATCTAAAACCAATACTGACTTAGCGACATCAATAATCTGTTCTATCACTGGGCGTTTATAAGAGAAATCTACAATAACTACGTCTCTGTCCTGACAGTCTGGCGGATCTTCTTGATATGTCCCGTAATGAAAATCAACATCGCCAAGCAGTTTTTTCCAAACAACCCATGCGGCGGCGAAGCCGTCATCACAGCCACCATGATAAATACATAAAGTCATATGCCCATTCCCATAAAATTAATTTCCAAATCCCACTTGCCCCACATTCGCTACGAACGGTATCCTCCGTTTGACCATATTAATACTCTCAGGCCCACAATCATCTGAGAAGTCAATCGAGAGAGTTCTCTCAAATTCGTCCTTCTCCTCAAAGTAAGGCTCTCCCTGACTTTTCAAGAAACGCCACATAGTCCCTAGTTCAAACAAATCCTCATCAAATAGGACTTCATCCCCATCTGCATCAAAAGATCTGGTGAAAGTGATAGGGCTATTCTCCGAATGTTTCACCCAGCTCGTAGACTGATATTCGAATACGATCTCTTCCACACTAGTGGGCGTGGGATCAATGAAAAACCTGTTAACCCCTTTCTTGGCCTTAATCCGATAGTTATCGAAGGCTATCGATTCAGTTAATCCTGATTTCAACTCTTGCCAGTTCTGAGGGGAGAGCCTGAACATCGGATCAGCCTGCGCTCTATTCCAGGTCGTCAGATCGATCAGAGTCTTGTAATCGTCCGGCAAGGGGTAATCTTCCTGATTAGCGCAAGTCTCAAAGGCGTGCTCTAGAATCAATACACACCAATCTTTCCTTGAGAGCTGTTTCCCAGTCCTCTGAGCCGCAGCGAGAAGCTTTCTCTCGGTAATGCTGTTGTTGCCTATGATGGTCGAAGGGATTGGTAATCCGGTCTCTCTAGCAACGTTCTGACAGATTGTAAGTAGATTCATGCGTTCTTCCTAGGCCGTCCTCGCTTCTTCTTCGTTGGAGGAATTTGAACAGGATTGATCTCAGCGTCGACATGAGGCTTCTGCATATCCTCCAGAACATCTATCTTGGCATTCATCTTCTTCAATGCCTCTCTAAGCTCTACATTCTCAGCCTTTAGCTGTTCAGACTCTGTTCTCAGAGATGACAGTACACCAAGTCCCTTAGCTTCTTTGAGCCAGTCTCTAGCCCGTTTCTTGAGGTCGTGGAGGTTTGAGCGATGAGGGATATCTCCATCTGGGTAATCAGCTAGATCCTCAACAGACCTAATCCCGATAGAGTTCAACTCCATCCGTCTCATCTCAGAGATCAAAGGCCACTGCTGTATAGGAGTGCCATCAATTGGAGCCTCAGCCCCTTCCTTGAAGGCTTGATAGTTCCTAGGCCATCTCCGTTTGTGGACTTCTTCAACAGGGCAATCCACCTCTAAGGTCTTGTCGAAGGTCTTGATTTTGACGTATTCGACCTGTCTGAATACTGCCTTACCTTCCTTCTTAGACTCGTTTTCGTCCTCTATGGTCTTCACATAGAAGACAGGATAAGCCCTATCCTTAGACTCTGTGTTGCCTTCAAACTGACCTGCAAACAATTCATGCATTTGACCTGACATATTCCACCTTTACCATTTGTACCGTTCCGCCACCCACAACCGGGTCACAGATTGAAAGTTCTTCCCAATCAAAACCGTTCTCTAATACCAAATTATTACACCCCACCCCTTCCTTGAACACTCCCTTATAGAAGTCATCAAGGACAATGGTGCCTTCCTTCATCACCCTAAGCACGTTGTTAAAGTCATTCCTGATCGTCTCTTCTGAATGACCTCCATCAATAAAAGCAAAGTCTATCTCTTCCTGAAAATACTTGAGAGTTTCATTAGTATCGCCCTTGTACAACTCGTATTGCCCTGGGTAATACTGATCTAAATACCCCTTTACCGATTCCATGGTGCTATGCGCTTTAACATTGAATTCCTTCTCATCTGTCTCTTTAGTCGCATCTTCGAATAGATCAAATCCATAATAATAGGCGAGTGGAGCAACTTCCAGCATCTCCACCGCCCGCCTACCGTTCCACGTCCCGACTTCAAGGATTCGCTTAGGCTGTTTGGATTCGACTATCTGTATTAGCTGTGTGTATCTGCTCACGTTCTGGTGAATATCCTATTTTCTTACGACCACCTTTCAAATGGTCCATGTATGGCGCTAGAGGAGACTTACAAAAGACATGCTCCATCCCCTTCCCTTGCGTTAGATCTCTCCCCTTAATCCCTCTCCTGGCTTCATCAAAGGCATGACAATCCGTCCAGAAGTTCAATTCAAATATCCTTCGTTTCTTGTACATGTCTTCGTAATGATGAAAGAACATAGGGAAGTTCTTATGTGCTGTGTCAAAGCCTATGAAACCTGCCTCAGTATAAGTATCTCTTCCTAGATAAGCTAAGCAAACATCCTTCAATAGTCCCTTCAACAACCATTTGGATAGCGGCCGTAGGAAGACTATATCTGCATCAAACCAGAATATTTCCTCTTTAGGCGATTCCTTGAATACATCTAGCTGGGCAAACACCTTGTAGCTGAACTTGGCAGCATCATAAAGATAGTTCTTAGGAGCCTGACGCTGTAGATGTTCAGCGTGAGAGATAAACATCGCTACATCAGGGATTCCGTAGATATCCCGATATTCGATCAAGTCGTGCTTAAAGTCAGGCTCTTCCTCAACATATGCCACCAAAGGTAATGACATATTTTCTACATATGTCATAAGGAATATTTCAGCATATTCCTCATAACCTTTTGGACTAAATGTCGTTACAGCTTTCATATGCCTTATCAACCATCCTAGCAATCTCTCTTTTAGCTTGACTCACCTGCAACTCTAAAATCTCATTACGAGAAAATCCCTTTATATCTTTCATTATTTGTTTCGGCAAGCCGCATCTTAAACATCTGCAATCTAACTCTTCATCAAATACATGCGGGGGGAACTTCATAGACCCATCGCCTTCTTATGGACTGACTGGCCCATCATAGCCTCCCAGGACACAGTGCTATTGGCATGTTCCTGAACCTTCAACCATTCAGCTTTGAGTGTGTCTTTGGTCTCTGGGAAGCACGGCAGTCCTTGAGTGAAATGAGAGATCATTGGGGTTTCTGGCTTACCGCACTGGTCTTCATAGCCAATAAGATAATTCCATTCCTTGGGCAAGTCCCCCACGCCAGAGGCCCATTGAAGCGTATTGCACTGACTATTCTCCACGAAGTCAGGAGTGAGAATCGTACACTGAGGATTGTTAAACAAGATCACTGAGGGCCATTCAAACTTCAATTCGTTCTTGACCACCTTAATAGCTTCATTCTCCCAAGGAAGGGTGAACAACTGAGATACGTCTCCCTGTACCAAAACATCTGCATCTATGAATAGCGCCTCTCCCTGGAAATCACACAGCCAGGGAACCAAGTATCTAGTATAAGTGAACTCCGTCAGACCCCTTTTCGAGATCGGGAGCTGTCCCAATATAAGCGGGCAGATCTGCACTGGATGCGACGAATTTATCATCAATGAGTGGGCCGCTACCGTGTAGGCTAAGGGCTGCCTTTGGTCGTACCCTATGAAAATCTTCAGAGGGTAAGAAAAATTCTTCTCTTCCATATGCTCGGCCTTCCTCTATGATTGAAGCCATGAGAGTATCCCCATAGCACTTGTATTTTGCCCCAGGTGTCTGCTGGGCTACCTTCCCCATCTCCATAGCCTGGGCCATCATCTGTCGATCTGTTAGAAACGTTCTACCATTGATCTTAATATACTCGTGGTTTTTCGGCATGGTGCCATCAATGTTTCGCTCTTTCTCGAAGGAACAATCCATCCCATACAAGTGGAAATACCGATAACCCATCAGATAAAGAAGAACTATTCCTCTTAGCCCGGCAGTGGTTCCCCCATGGACCATGCCAAACTTACGCCCCCACCTATTCTTTTCGGCAAACTCATGTAGTTCAGCAGAATATGAATTCCACAGATACACTCGCTTGCCCTTCAGGTGTTCAAACACTCCTGGATGACACTGTGTGGCTATCAGATAAATGATATCGTCTCTAATCTGCCTGAAGCCCTTTATAATCCTTGGCCTGGGATCAACTGAAACGTGTACATCAGGGATGATGTCATGAGAAATAAGATAATCATGACTAGCGTTAAGAGACACAACACAATGTTTTCTTTCTTTGTGTGCTCTAATTTCTTCCACATGTTCCGTAATAGTCGGACCACTGCCACAAAGTACTGCATGGTTTTGATGTATTTGTTCTGTAGGCGTGAAATGCGGTAATCCTCTGTTATAGGCAGAGACTACGTGATTGATAATCTCTTCAAAGGATCTGGCAACTTTGGCCTTGAATTCAACTTTCTGCATCAGGCTGCGTGCTTACAATTCAAATATTGTTTACGAACTTTCATAATCTCAGCTATCAAGCCATCTCCATATGCCTTAACTCTAACTTCAGGCAAACTCTCTAACACATCCTGAAACTCATCTGCCTGCATGGCAAATTCAGGGTTCGTATAGAACTCTTTCTCGTTCACTTCCAGCGGAAGTTGAACTGCTTCAAGGGGTCTATTGACGTTTCTTTGCCCATACAGATAACAAGAATCATAGCCAACCAAGTGTTGATTGTGATATCCCATCAGATAGGCAAGGGTCATTGCTCTGAGTCCTGAAGTGCTACCTCCGCCAACCATGTAGCAACTGTGTCCTTTTAGGTGTTCTCGTTCTGTTTGTCCTAGGAGATGAAATAACGTTACTCGCTTTTCTCTCATGTGATTAAAGAACTTTGGATGGCATTGACTCGCTAAGAAATATTGAATTTCTACATCTTTGAAAAAGTTCATATAAGTATCACGTTGAGGGTCAATAGACATGGCATATTGAGGCATAATTCCTCTTTCAATCAGAAAATCATGCGCTCCATTGATTGCCATCACATGGTGGCCTTGTTCTACGGCTTCCTGTACGCAATAGAACTCCCTTCTCAGTGAAGGACCAGAAGCACAAATCATCAAATCCTTATCCTGAACCCCGTCAATAGGCAGAAATTCAGGCAGTCCGAGAGATAGAGCATGATCTATATGCTTCTTTCTCTGTTCCGGTGCGGCCATACAGGCCCTTTCCATTTTCCAAATAAGCATAAGAAAGGGGCTCCGAAGAGCCCCGTACCTCCTTATGGAGTGTGGTCGGCGCTAGAACGCACCCATCCCAAGTCTCCGTCATTGAAGCTACCCAGAGCAATAAAGCCGCCTGCACTTGCACTTGCCGTAAAGGCAGCATTCAAGGCAGCGCCAGCACTGGTGCTGATAATCCCTCCAGCTTTCACATAGATAGCAACCTTGTTCTGGTTAGTGATCACGGTTGTACCCAGCTCAAACTGAGGATCTGACGAATCATGAGTCCTGTTGAGATTAGCACCCAAGGTGCCATCAATAGCGTAAAAACCTGACTGTGCCATGATTGCCTCCTTTTAGGTGTAAACCACGCCCTGTAAGGACGCGTTACTCATAGTTAAATTACCCGCGAAAATAATCGGCTGCACGGTGGCATCCTGATTAATCGCCCCTATTCTATCCATTGCGACCATATTCGTACTGACATGAGGTCTCCAATGAATAAAGTCGGTATTAAGGAAATACATCGTATTCGCCCTGATACCGCTTGCGTGTTGACCTACTGAGTTCTCAAACACTACATCAGCAGAGTTGAATCCAAGACTCTGGAAGCCTTTAACGCCTCTAGTCGAAGATTGAACTCGCTGGATATCCTGTAGAGATTCCCAGAATCGGTTATATAACACCTGGTCTCCAACGATCAGATCAGGCGCATCCCCACCTCTTGAGCATTCAGTCCACATGTCACGCATCTCAGCATTGAGAAGCGCGGCAGAGGTGTCTATATCTGCTACATCACCAGAGGTGTTGTTCCGCCAGAAACTGAAATTAGCGCGATTGATACCGCCCACCGTTCCCGTGGCGGGGTCAAGTGCGACCTGTGCCAAAAGCCCTGTCAGTTGCTTACCAGAATTACCGGTTCCGTCACTATAGATAGACTGAGAGATCTGATTACGCATGGTAATCTCCGCAACCTGAATACGGGAAGCCAGCAAATCATGCTGTTGTTCCCTACCCGCATTCTTGATACGTATCTCTAAGCCATTCCAGGTGACGTTTACCGCCGCTTGTTTCCACTGATATTCAGCAGAAGAAATTACATCAGAAGCAGCCACATCCAACTTATCGTATCCGGAATACCACTGGAAAGTGCCATTCTCCGCATACATAAGATTCTGCAAGATCGTTTCACCGCCGTCTGCCGTCTCAGTGCCTCGTTCGTTCAAGCGTGATAAAAGCGCATTACCGTTCGAGACATTGTCTGCCAGAGTAGCGGAGTAGTTCTTGATGGTTGTGGATGCGATTTCCGATATGTTCGGACTTGCATCAGCCATTTAATTAAACTCCTCTAAGTTCTGCATCAGCCGCTTGTACAAATCCCTTGATACTCTTTGGCTTCACTTCCGTTTCAGTCGATGCTGCCTTTTTGCCCTTCAACTTGGTCGAGGACTTTTTAGCTTCATTAACCTTAGCCTTGCGCTCTTTCTCAGCCTTGTCTTTGGCTTCCTTGAGCGCTTTCTCCTTCTCAGCCTTAATCACGTCCACTCTTAACTTAGGATCAGCCATGACTGCTCGGTCATAGGCATCTTCTAAACTCAGACTAGGATCAGCTTGAACAAAAGCAATAACAAATGGGAGTACAGCTTCGAGATGAGGATTCTTTTTGGTACCATCCTCATTCTTTGCATCCCTGAAATCATCTAACATCTTTTGCCCTTGGGCGGCTAAGTCAGTTTGAGATTTCTGTTGTGCTTGTGTCAGTTGTGACGTAAGGCCGTCTACCTTCTCTTGTAAAGCTTTGATGCTTGGATCTATATACTCATCTTCGGATGATTCCGCCTGAGTCAATCCCAATTTCTCACCCAGCAACTTTGGATCTACTCGCATAGAGTTAGCAAGTTGAATCAAGGTGCCGACAGGATCTCTCTGTAATGCAGCATTTGCTGACAAGAGATTCCGTACTAGCTCGCCTCTGCTTCTACCCGATAACGCTATTTGCGATTCAAAAGGCTCCAAAGCCTTGGTAAGATCTGCGATTTCCTCAGTCTTTGAGGTAAGACCTGCCTTGTATTGCTTATCTACCCGTAAAGCCCATTCCTGACCCTCAGACGTCAAAGTTTTAAAAGCTGTCTTATCTTCATCAGACCAGTTCTCCGGCGCTTGGATCGTCTCAACTTCAGATACCTCCTCGTCAGGAGTTTCTTCAGTGGATTCCTCGCTTGTAGTCTCGTCGGTACTTGCCTCTATCTCTTCCTGAGGTTCTTCCTCTGTGCTCGTCTCTGGTTGGGCTTCCTGAGATGCATCCTCAACCTCGCCCCTTAGCTCCTTGTCAGCGGCTTCCATAGCATCACGTAAGGTAAACGTGGCCGCTTCTTCAGTCTGGGTCTCGGTTGTCATGGTTTTCTGCCTCCGTGTCTGAAAAAGTAGTCTCTTTCGTTGCCTACTTCCTCAAGATCGTTTCGTCTTAAAAAAGCCCGGTGTTCGCTCCGGGATGTAATGTACTTACCCGCCATATCACCAGCCATTGCCTCATAGGGCTGTATGTCGTCAATGATGTAATAGTCTGGATTCTTGGTCTTTCTGGGTGCTCTGCCTTTGACCATCTTCCCTAGAACCCGGTCATAGTGATACGTAGTCTTCATACTGAAGCTATCTTGGCCTGTCTAGCTGCGCTTTCAGCGTTCTTGTTCTTGATATCCGTTGCTATCTTGGCAATCTTGGCATTGGTCTCAGCATCTTTCCTCTGTATTTCTTTGAGCGTTTCTTGCATCTCTAACTGGAACTCAGCATTCTTTCTTGCTTCATCTTGCTGCATCTGTTGCTGTTTGGCTTGAGCCTCTTGGGCTTTGGCCTGGGCTTCTGGGTCTTGCTGCTGCTGTTGCTGAGAAGACTGAATAACTTGCCTGAGCTGGTCTTCTACCTCCCTAGAAAATTTAAACCGCTTAGCTGCCTCCAGAATAATGGCTCCTACTGCTGGCGCTGCACCTGGAGCTGCTTGGATCAGAGGCCCTAGAGAGGTAAACATACGAGAGATCGCCGAGATAAACTCTGCAATGCCTTCTTTCTCCCTCTGGTCGTCTACTGCTACCGTGGAATCAGTCTCTATATCGACCCTGAAACTTCTAAGAGCGTCCTGGCGCATGATTGGCAGGATATCTCTGATACTGGGTTGTTTCTGCTGCGGGGGCTGTCCTTCTGCTTGTTGGGGTTCCTCGGTCTCCAGTGGGAGAGCAGTCATTGCAGCGATCATTCTGGGATCGAATTTCTCAACGATCAGCTCTCCTGCCATTCGATATAAATCCCTGAAGAAACGCTGAATGGCTTGTTGTTTAGGGAGTAGCCGTCTTGTCGCAAAATTAGCCTTAATGACTTGAGCCCCTTTGGTCTCTCTAGCATCGGTCGCCCCCCGCTGAATATCACTGATTCCTGTAAGCTCAAAAACTTGACGTATGAGGTCTGCACGTTCTGCGATAAGTGTTTGTACAACGTTTCTAATGTCGTTGATCGGCAACCAGTCGATAACTCCACTGATTCCTCCTTTCTCAAGCATTGCTCGCCAATCTGCTACCGGGATTAGATCTCCGTCGACAGCATCCTTGATCTTTGAAACAACCGCCTTGTCCTCACCTGCATAAATACCGACCGCTTTCAGCATAGTGATCAGAGCCGCTATACGGGCCGTCATGCGGTCTATTTCTCTCGCCTGGTCCTGGTATAGCCTGAACTCAGGAGTGGGTATCAGCGTCTCAGGGTCCGGCAGGGCATAAGCAGGCTCGGGGCAGGGAAAGAAGTTCTGCAAGTTGAGGGGGTCGTCTGTGCCGCCTTCTTCCTTGCCAGAATCTAGAAATACGTCCATCCCCTCGACTACTGGATAGACTTTCTTGTCTGGCTTGCTCCAAATCTGCCAAACAAGAGCAAACTTGCCTTTGTTCTCCTTCTTTTCGGCGTCTTTGAGCTGTTCTCCGCTGAGATTGAAGTTAAGAGGCACTTTCGTGGCATCTGCTTCAAACTCTGGTTGATTATCTATCGATGTACGTGTCATTAGGGTGCCAAAGGCGACCCAATCCACGTCCTCCCAACAATCAGCACTCGGGTCCATCCTGAACATGTTGTGAGAGTAACGAGTGAACGTTACTTCCTCCCACACAACGTCCTCTTCGTCCTCAAGCCTGAAAAAGCCCTTGTCGTCTCTCTCAAAATCTACTACTTCCTTGCCATTCTCCTCTATTCGGCCTTCTACCTCTTCCAAATCAACTCTACGCTTGGTATTGCCGATAGTCGGGACGTAATCCACCTTAGCAACGGCTCTACCCGGCAATAGAAAGTCAGAAACACACTTCTGACCAAAGGGCTCGAAGTTAAGACCGTTTCCTGGATCTAACATGAACTCCAAGCTCCGCTCGATCATAATAGAACTGAATTTGCTGATTTCTTCGTTCTGGAGTTGATCGAAATGTCTTGAAATCCTTCTCCTCACGTCTGGGACTGGCGTAGAACTGAAAAGGGCTGGTCTTTGAGTCTCTGTGTTCGCCCAGAGAATGTTAAACCTGAAGTCCTCTAACTCATTCTGACCCCGATCGTCACGGTACAAGCGATAGATCTCATTCGCCTTCTTACGGAATTTCTCTTCCTTTTTATGGGCTAAGGCTAGTTGTTTTGACCAGAAATCTACACTAGGCATTAGATGCGTGCTCTATCTTTGTATCCACGTTTCTTACGATTCAATTTCACCAACTCATTGAAGGTCGGCATGTATCTCGGTTTCTCAGGTTCTGGTGGTCTTTCAGTCACGAAAGGACGGCTCATCAATCCATATCGGCATCCATCTCCTGGGTGATCCTCGCCTTTCTTCTCAATATCCTCAGGCTTGTTGGGATCTGTCTCCAAGGTCGGAATGCATGAGTTCAGCGCAGTACAAGTATCAAACGAATAGAACATGTCGTTATTGATCATCGAAAACATGTGTTGCCAGCCAGCTTCGCGTTTGTAGTCCGCCTGGGCTATGGTCATGCCAGCCTTAAAGAACTTCTCAGCAGGGCTCGGGCCTTTATCTGCCTGCCACATATCATGACCGCCTACTGAGTAATCAACAGTGCCTCGCTTGTTCACGACTGTTTGGGCAACTTCCCTCGGATCTTGTCTTAAGCCCTTAAGACTGAATCCGTAGCTGCCGTCCTCTATCCTTTTCTCTCCCTTGCTTCCATACCACTCCCAAATGCAGATTACAGCATCTTTGGGGTATTCGTGCTTTTCTCCCGCAGAGTTGATGATTGCCTCTCCATCTGAAATGGCGAACTCACCAATCCAGAATGGGGTTGCAAAACCCCAGTCCACAGCCCGAAACTTCGTCCAGTATTCAGGCACTCTAAATGGGCGGATAATATGCCTCTTTGTATTCCAACAGGTAAAGAATGCCCCAGGGATGGTATCCCAGTCACCGTCAACGAGTTGTTTCCGCTTCCAATCGGGTAAATCGTTAAATTGGGCTTCATAGTCATCATCTAGATACCTGTTGTCGTCCATCTTCGCTGGAATAAACAGCGTCGGATGGCCGTTGTCATCAATGAACGGGTAGATCGTGCAATCTACGTATTCGCCTTCATCATCATCCAGAACGCTAATCACTTTCGGCTTTCTACCGATCATGAACGTCTGTTTTAAGTAGTTATGGCTTACTCCACCTGGGTTAGCAGAGTAGATCTGTCTCGGGAAGATATCCTGAGCTGGTTGCCAGCCTCCAGTCCGCACACGGGTCTTCAAGTAGGCCAATTGCTCCCTTGTGAAATGGCCTGCCTCATCGATCCCGAGCCAGTGGAATTCTACAGAGTCGTATTTGAATACGTCCTTTTCATGCTCTGCATACATCATATTCAGATAAGCGCCGTTCCAGAACTCGAAACGATTTCTGTTCTCTGAATACTTACCCAAGGCGTCAGGGATCTCTTGCTTGATCCGCTTAATATGGGTGTTCTCTAAGTCGGTTCTGGACTTACGAAACAGATAAGCATCACAGCCTGGGTTGTTGATACAGCACTCTATGGCATCCCAGCGCATTCCATGGCTCTTACCGCCTCCTGCTGCCCCTCCGTAGAGGATCTGACGGATCTTATGAGTGATACCGTCTAGATCGAACTCCGTGGTATGGAGGATCTTCTGCTTAGGCTGCGGCCGATACGATAGGTTGGCCTGCAATCATTTCCTCCACTAATTCATCAAAACTAATTTCTGGGAACCAATTTAAATTAATCTTAGCTTTAGCAGCGTTAGCTCTCAGCTCGTCTACTTCAGTTGGCCTGAAGAACTCAGGATCAGTACTAACTGGTGTGCTGTGTCCCGTAACAGAACAACAATGGTATATAAAATCTGCTACAGAATGAGTCTCACCTGTGCCTATAACGTATTCATCTGGCTCAGCTTGCTGCATCATCCACATCGCTCTGACATAGTCCCAGGCATGCCCCCAATCTCTTCTAGCTTCGAGATTTCCAAGCTTGACTGGCTTTCGTTCTCGAAAAGCTGTGGCAATCTTCTGCGTAACGAACTCTCTACCGCGCAAGCATGACTCATGGTTAAACAGTATGCCCGTAGACACCTGATAACCTCTCTCTCGATAATTTCGGCAGAGTTCATGAGCATATAGCTTTGCGACCCCATAAGGAGATCGCGGTTTCAATGCAGTTCGCTCCGATTGTGGGGCTGGTTCATTGCCAAACATCTCGCTCGTGCTGGCTTGGTAGAATCTGGTCGTGGGCTCAATTTCGCTAAGAAAGCGCCCGACTGAGATGCCATTAACCTCTCCCACAGTGACCGGGTTAGTAAAGGACGTGCCCACAAAAGACATTGCAGCCAGATGATAGATTTCATCGGGACTAGCACTATCCAACATTCGTCTATAACAGGATGGCTCCAGAAGTTCACATGGTAATAGCTTGACGTCTTCTCGAATCCCAAGTCTTTCAAGTCGCCAATAGTTCGGTCTGTGGTATCCACCATATACCGTGTATCCTTTCTGCAATAAAAATAGGGCTAGATAGGCTCCATCCTGTCCGCAGATTCCAGAAATTAGAGCTGTTTTAGACATCAAGCAATCTCTGTTTCGCCAATTCCAGCAACCAGATAACTTCTGGACCACTAGCTTGACTTGAAGCAAACCAAAAACTACCTTCTTTGTCATCCTCCCAGCCAATCACTATTACGTTTTGAAGCTTATCCTTGGCACCTTCAAGTACATCATTGGGATCAATATCTAGTCTGGTTTCTCCACCAAATTTGACAACATCACCCACGTGCAAGCTTCTCCAGAGCCTTCGAATACTTATTGTCTATCTTCTTTATGAGAGCTCTAGAAATTGCCTCAGATGAGGCTCCCATTGGCAAACCTAGATCCTCATGTTCCTTCTTTGAAAGACCATAACTCAAAACTCGTCTAGCTACCTTTCTTGACTTAAGTGGCATCTCTACTCCCACTCCCATAACAATGCAACAATACAGATCAGAATCACTACCTCAAGGTCCATGGAAGGTCTCCATATCACTGGCCACAGCACGGCCTCCAGGCACATTCAAATGACCCTTATTGTCCGAATATCCACTACAGGCTACCTCAGGACTTAACCCAGAGGTCAGAATATAGGACAGGGCGGGAGGGTCGGCCAGGACAGACAGGATCGCCTCGTCTACGGTGTCGTGATTGATCGCAGCCCTCACGCCTCCGCAGGTCGTTCCGTCGTTGCTTCCGACTACTGGCTCCATCACCACCATCTGAGCATTGGGATACTCGTTCTCAATCCTCATCAATACCAAAACAATCCTGTTCACCCAACAAGCCAGATCTGACGTATTACACTCGTTACTTGAGATATTGAGAATGATTCTCGTTGCACTCTCATCAATAGCTGACCAGCACCTATCCGTCAGAAACGGCGGTCTCGTAGTCTGAACCCCAGCATAGACCTCCACAGAACAGCCCCCCCTGGCCGCTGAGTGCCATCCTACAGACACATGACGGGTCCACTGACCAGTCTGACTAAAACCCATTACGTCCGTCTGAGCATGGGCAGAACCAATCACCAAGAGCCCTAGAAGGCAAATCATTAGAATATGTTTCATATCAATACTCACCCTTTCTCCGCCAATGACTTACAGATGAAATCTTCTTCTGCCAACCACAGCAAATGAGCAATATTGTGAGGCTCTTCTTTGGCGACATAGACAGATATTTCCTTCCTCTCCTTTCTAGAGCGTTTCTTTCCCTTTTGACTCAATAATTTGAGCCTGTTAGCCGTGCTTCCATGCAGCATCATATGATCCGTGCATTCGATAAGCACCAGATTTGACGGGGAATTGTTACTCTTCTCCCCATCAATGTGATGGATATCAAAACCATGCTTCAACATGTCTGATAACCATTTCCAGGAACGATGTGGATGTGACATTAACCATGCATAATGCCAAGGTTTCAGTAATTTATTCATTTTCGCATCCAATAGAACAAATCAATAACTTGTATACCATGATTTAGACGATCAGTAGTATAATAACGTCTTGTGGCCGGTCTTTTGTCATTTTTTTGTATATTTTCTGTGATCGGTGGTGTGGGAGTGTGCCCGGTTCCCTCCAGGGGCGGAGTCCCTTTTCGACTTTCCTTTTCCATATAATCAATCACTTGGGTTATTTAACATATAGCCTATTATGCGCAGTTGCGATGCAACAATGTAAGGAAATCAATAGCTTGTGTTTCGCCTAAGCGCCTGGAGAGCGCTCCAATCAAAGGAATCATCAGTTTCACACTTATCAACAGGGCAAGAATCTACAGAGGGCTGAGGTTTGGGTGAGTCGTGTACAATTTCTTCAACAGCTTGTTGAGTATCTTCAACACTACATTTTCTACCCTCCCAGTAAGACCCTGAAGCTTTATCACATTGATTTGCTGGATGTGTGCAATCCACATCATGATAGCCTTCTACTTCTGAGTCACAGTATCTACACCATTGAAGGCTTTTTTCATCCCAAATATCCTCATCCTTCATGCATTCTCTGCATTCGTCTCCTAGAGTTGTTCCGTGGATGCATTGCTCTTGGGAGCTGTCTTTCTTCAGGTTGGCATATAGCTTGCCAATAGCTTCGACAATGCAATTAGAGCACCAGTCTATATCATATTTCATAGTAGCTGGGTTGAGCAGCCTAATTCGGAATATGATCTCCAGCGTCTCAACGCTTTGATGGCTGTATTGCTCCATTTCACCGCCACACTCATCACAGATCTTTGTCATGCCAATCGCCTTATATTGGCCTCAATCTCTTCATTGATCTTCTCCCCTCTCAGAGCCACATACAGCTTCCCTATGGCTTCTATGATGCAGGATTGGCAGATGTCGTCTCTAGCTTCTGATCCAGAGCGATAAGCATATACGCCAATATGCAGGCCATTTGTCTCAATGATGCTGTTGACTCCTCTTATCCCCCTCTCACATACGTCACAGAATCGCTTTTTCATAGCTTTAGCTATTCTCCATCACTTAATCTTCACCTCGTTCCTGTCTATTCCTACGTTGATCTGGATGGCTGTACCGACGTGTTCTTGGCGGGGCTGGTATTGCCCTTTGGTCATTGGATCTCGCTCTAGGACCGCTAGAGAGGCCTTCC